ACATCAATCAAATCATCTTGATTATCTTCCCATTGAACCTTTAAAGTAGTATCTTGCTTAATCTCTTGTTTAGTTTTTTCAATAAACATAGAAGATAATCTAGGTGCTAACCATTTTAAATAGTTTTGTTTCTCTCTTAAAAATAAAAGTTCCTCATTAGAAAGCTCAGTAGTTTCAGTAGAGAAAATAGCTAACATTTTTTCGACCAATGTTTTTATTCCAATCTCTTGAGCCTTAAAAAATTCTTCCTTAAACTTTGGATTTTGATCCAAGTATTTGTAGAAAGTCATCAAGTTGATCTTTAAGGTGTCTCTTATTACGATATGCGGTATTCCGCCATCGTAGATAGTGGCGAGTATAGTATTTTGTTCGGTATCGGTAAGAGTTAGATTGTTTTTCTTGTTCTTGGATATAATTTCTGATTTCTTCATCTGTTTTATTTTTAAAGTTTTTAAGATTTCTTAGTATAATAATCTTCTTTTGTATATCAATATTTGTATTCTTGTATAACCCTTTATACTTCCTAGTTTTACTATCCCAAGATTTACAACCACGATGAAAGCGACAAAGCATACGCCTAGTAGTAGGGGTAAAATAACCTTTAGCTCTACATCGTACCCCAGATTGTTTAGAGATTGCCTCACATCTAATCTTTAACTTTGGCATAATTTCTTAATTATATATGCAATTATTCTAAAAAAAATTATGATTGTTTTTTAGCATTACCTTTCCAATCAAGATTATTTCGTTTGTTATAATCAATTTTTTCCCGGTATCTAGGGTTCGACATCTTCCTAATCTTAACTAATTCAGACATAATCTTTTGAGGGGGTACAAATTTAGTATTTTTTTCACGAGCCAGTTCTTCCTTTTTCTCAATGGCTAATTTACAATAGTAAACATTATTGGTATCAGATTTAAGGTCTTGCAATGGTAGCTTCGACAATTCTAATATAAGTTTATCCTTATCAGATCTATACTTACCTATCAGATCATCTATTGTATTATATTGTTTTAATGTTTCTACTAATACTGCTCTTTTATACCCATTAGGGTGTTCTTTAATACCCATAGGGTGTTCTTTAATACCCATGTACTCATTTTCTGCCTTTAAAAACTTATCATTTACGACATAGGTCTTGCCAGACCTTCCTTTAATAGATTTAATCACATTCATAGTCTCTAAAGTCTCAATACATCGTCTAACTGTGGACCTAGAAAGTTTAGTATCTACTTCTAAAGTTGAATACCTTAAATCACATTGATAATTATTTTTCTTCCAAGCATATTTAAGAATAGCAAGATAAACACATAAACAAGTTGCCTTTCTTTCGCCTAATTTGTCTAAATGATGATACAATTTATAAGTTAAGTGTAGAAAACCCCTAGTTTTTATCATATTTACATACTTTCTGATGTTGTTGTTGTATATCCCTTAAAGTAGCTACCCATTCTTCTTCAGACATAGCGATTAAAGGCTCATAGAGGGTGCTTAAACGCTGAACTTTGAACTCAAGCATATCTTGTGTCATTTTTTTATAAAACACCAAGAAACAAGGAAGATTAGCAGCTTTTCCTAGCCAACGCATAGAGTTTGTGTATTTTTTATAGTTCCCGGTATCATATACTGTCTCGATCAAGGCTAAAGGTTGCCAACATCCTTTATTTTGACATATTTCAACAGCATCAATATCAATCATCGCTATATTTTCAAAACGCCTATGCCATTTTGAATATAAATCTTTATCAAAATATTTAGCGTGTCTCATGACTTCCAATCTTCTTCAATCTCAAAAGTCATCTCATCATCAAACTTAATTTCTTTAAGAAAAGGTTTGATCTTATTCCAATCCTCAATGGTTGGATAAGAGAAACAATTATCTTTTCTAAACCAATGTTCAATTTTAGTTTTTGCAATATCAGTTTGTTTTGTAAGATCTTTAATTGAAGTGTTTGCTTTAAGATAAGAAATAAAATCAAACTTACTTGGTAGGTTAGGTCTAATCTTAAAAGGTTTGTCATAGCTATCAATCAAATGTGGATTGTTTTTTAAAAATTCCATAGCCACATCAGTTGATAAAGTAATCTGAACCCTAGCGTTAGAACTTCTATTTATTTTACCTTTCAAAAGTTTGGCAGCATAAACAAAATTATCCTCTGCTATATCCATAGCAGTAGGAGTTCTATACATCTTGTTCTGCTCTGATAATGGCAAGTCCAAGCTCTCTTGCGATGAGTGGTACGATTGAGTTTCCAAGACTTTTGATTCTGTGTTTTCTATGTTTGTCCATTGAGAAGGATATGCCATGAGGAATTCCACAAATTCTGGATTGAGTTTGCCACCAGGTTTGTTGTCCTTCAATATCTGTCTCGGCAATATGTTCTTCTGAGATCTGCATGGTTTCCATGTTGGTTGATACCCCATATCCTTGTGATCCCTCGCTGTTGGGGTTGGATAAAGTTTGTTCAGATACAGCATCGCATCCGACAGTTTCGCTCCGAATGTCATGTTGGGTTTGTTTTTCTTTCTCAATAGAAATCCCCCCTTCTCTGTCATCTCCACTCTGTCGCTTTGCTCCCCACCTTCCACGCATCCCGCTGTCGGTGTTGGGTACATCTTTATCATCTCCGACAAATAACCACTCTTTCGATTGGTTGCTGCTCTCGATGGTCTCATTCCTTTCCTGTCGATGTGATCCATTGTTGTTGGAGTAGGCAATAATCCAGACTCGTTTTCTTTGATGCCATGCACCGATGCCTGAAGCTGGAATAACAAGACATTGGACTTCGAAACCCTCTTTTTCCAAATCATCTTGCACCTGTCGGAGTACCATGCCGTCTTGGATGTTAATAATTCCTTCAACATTTTCCCCAATAAACCATCTTGGTTTACATTCTCTGATGACTCTAATAGTTTCATCCCAGAGATAGCGATCATCGTCTGTTCCTTTTCTCTTTCCTGCGATGGAGAAGGGTTGGCATGGGAATCCCCCTGTAATAATATCTGCTGCGTATTTGTTTCCTTTGACATTTCTAACCTCACTTTCTATTGGTATGTTATTAAAATTTTTTCTTAAAACTTTTTGGCAAAATTCATCCTTCTCTACAAATGCAATCGTTTCAAAATAACCTGTAGACTCTAAACCTAAACTGAACCCACCAATCCCAGAAAATAAATCAAGTAATTTTAGTTTCATTCTTTAACCTTTCTTTTAATTGTTGTATCTCATAATCTTTAACTGTAATTTCAGTTTCAAGATGATCTATTGTTTTTCTTAATTTGCTGATCTCACGCTTATGCCTTTTTAATTCTTGTGCTAATTTAGGTTCATCAAAAATTCCAGAATAAGTCATAACTATTTCTCGTATATTATTTTTTTAACTACGCATCTTGGATAGCAAGATATATTTCCAACAGATAACTTATTCCCATCTAAAGAATAGCTACTGAATATGGTAATCTTCTTTGGAGTTTTCTCATACAAATATCCAATGTCTTCACACCAAGAAAAATTAAAATCATCCACATCTTGAAGATCATCATACCATTGCGATGAGCTGCAAATATCTTGCCAAACAATTCTTACCTTCTTGTATGGAAATTTACTTTTTACTTTCTTCATATTCCCACCAAGCATTGTATAAATCTTCTAGTGTGACTTTACCTTTAGTGACTTCTAAAATTTTCTTAACCATCTTTGGTTTGGGAAATCTTTTTTCTTTACTCTCAAGGCAATATCTTTGTGAGTTGGTTGCGGGATTAATAGATTTTATTCCTAACATCGAACCCAAAGAATAATGGGATATACCTTGTTCTTTACGCCATTCAGCTAACTTCATAATTCTCCTTTGTTTTAATTGTTATACTATAAGGGGATATATAAACAATATAAAAGGTTTGACAAGAAAAATAATTCTGTTAATTTGTGTAAAAAACAAAAAAGGAAAAAATGATTACAAAAGAAAACTTAAAACAATTTTTTAAAACATTTAATGCGGGAAAAGGATTGGACCATTGGTCTCCTAGTAGTTCACAAAACTTTACAAGATTTTTAATCAACTATTCTTTACCACAAGAATTAAGAAGATCATTTCTTATTCGATACAAAGCACCCTTTGGTAATTTAGTTAACAACACAGCTCAAAGATTATCTTGTGATGTTTTATATCAAGGAGATAAAAAAATAACTTTAGAGAATAAAGATTATGATGAAGTGTTTCAACAAGAACTTGATGAGATCAATAAACTTACTCCAGCAGTAGATGATAAAGATAAACTAGGTAGAGATATGATGGTAGAGTTTGCACATCCATCAATTAAGAATGTTCAAAAAGCAATCAAAGAAATATTTGCTGATGAAAAATTAGTCGCTGAAAGATATGTGTCTAGCAAGGATGATAGTATGATCCATGACATCATTGGTCGTATCGATTATGAAAGCAACACTAAGTTTGTAGAATTAAAAACCAAGCCACCTAGTCTAAAGAAAAAAAGAAACAAAGATGAATACTACATGGCAACCACTCAGCTGCCAAATGAACCAGATGCAATGCACATTTCTCAAGTTGCTTTTTATTATCATTGCACCAATAGAATACCGCACCTGGTTTATGTTAATGAAGTTGAATACAAAATCTTTGATAAAGAATATTATCAACTCAATCCACAATACTTAGAAGAACAATATAAGATTATGGTTGAACGATTAAAATCATGGGAAGAACTAATTGTATTCTGTAAAGGAGATATAAATAAGTTAGCAAACTTTGCAGAGCCACCAGAATTAAATCACCCTTTTTATTATAGGGATTTAATACAAGAACAAAAACAACAAATCAAAAACTTATGGGGGTTAAATATATGAAAACAAACATCTATCAAAAATTACATAAAGCAGCTTGTGAAGCTGGTGGAGTCGCAAAAGGAAAAAAAGTACCGGGAATGCACTTCAATCCTTTACAGCACGATGAAGTTCAGAAGGTAGCAATGGAGTCTTTGCTATCCAATGGTCTTTATCCTTTGTGTACTTATACCAATGAACTTACAGAAAACTTTGTCATGGTCACTTGCAACATGAAAATTTATGATGTTGAAAACCCAGATCAATTTGTAGAAATATCTGGATGTAGTGCTATGGGAAATTTAGATAAATTCGGGACAGGTAATGGCATGAGTTATGCTAAGAAGTACGCATTCTTAAATGCACTTAATTTAAAAACAGGTTTAGATAATGATGATGGTTATAAAGCAGAACCATTCAAGGCAAATTCTAAACCAACAAACAATATTCCACAAACAAGAGTTAGTGGTACAGCTCACAAAAGTGAGAGGTCCACTATTAGTGGTACAGGTCATGTTAGTGTTGATATGAACATTGATATGAATCAAGTAAGAGATGCGATAAAATCTATTAAAGATATTTACGCATTAAGGAAATTCAAAAAAGAAAATCCAGACTTATTTGATCCAAATAATTCTCTTAGAATTTATAGACAGACAACTGATCTATATGAAACTCAAGAGAAACAATTAAATACACAAGGAGTGATATAATATGAGCGATAAGATATATATAAAACTTATACACAATGCCGACAAACAACCCGGAGACAACAGACCAAGTTTTGTTGCACCCATCAACCCTAAATCACCAGAAGGTAAAACATGGAGATTGAATTGTAAGATTGGGGAAACCTGGTACAACCAAGCAGGATTTGATGATCTTGATGAACAAGGTAATCCAACAGGTATTATCAATGTCGTCTTGACACCAAATACAGGTTCGACAGCTGCCAAGCCTAGCGGACAGCAGCAATCTTTTAGCAACAATAGATTTGCAAAAGGTCAAGGATCTGGATATAAACAAAATAATTACAATCGATACTAATTTAGAATCATTGTAATTCAATGGTGTGGCGAGAGTTTTTTGGGTTTAATCAGCTGCTTCTTATCCCTTTCTTTAGCAGTAACTCCCTCTTTGTTTTCCTCTTGCCACGCCTTTAAAACAAATGAATATGAAAGTTACAGAACTCGATAAAGAAATTAAAAAAAAGATTGTTGAAGATCGTCAAAAAGAATATGGCGATTACCAATATAATTTTATAATGTTAGCAGAAATGTTTACAATAATTCTTGCTGATAATTTAAAAAGAAGAATTAAACCACACCAAGTAGGTCATATTATGATGGCGTTAAAACTATATAGAGCTACAAAATCTTACAAAGCAGACAATTATCATGATCTAAGTATCTACAATGATATGGCATTTGAAGTACACAAAAAAGATATAGACAAGAAAGATAAAGTATGACAAAATATACACGAATTATTAATGGTGAATGTCATTTTACAATGATTGAAACCTTTGATGATATAGAGAAGGCTACTGACACTCGAAATAGAGGAGAGTTAGTAGAATGTAATGTCGATAATTTAAGGATCGATTTTACAAAAGTAAAAAAGGAGCAAGATGCAAGACATCAAAACGCACCTGCAAAAGCTGAAGGATCTTCAAGCTAAGAAACATGAGAAGTATCTGGAAGCAAAGCAAAAGGTCAATAAGTATCAACAAGATTCTTATAGATTACTTTGGCAAATTGAGCAGGTAAAAGAACAGTTATTAACTAGCCAATAGTTACTAACTTTATAATTGAAAAAAACAATAAAAAACTGTGAGGGATCTATGACTAAAATTGAAAGTAAAATATTTGGTGAGATAAAACTTGCCATGAAAGCTGGACATTATTCCAACCTTTCATATAAAGAAAAACAAATTTATAAGAACGCATTTAAGAATGGTTACAAGTTAGCTAAGCTGCACATCAATAAAAGAAAAGAAGAATTTAAACCAAGAAAAATTATTACTCATTCTTTTACTGTTCCCGGAGATAAAGTGGATCGTGTGATTAGTATGGTTTGTGAAAAGTATAGGATTGGCAAGAAGGATTTGTTTAGCAAAACTAGAACGCAAGATATAGTTCGTGCTAGAAATATTATACACAATTTATTAATTGAAAAATATCAGATGAACCTATCTAATATTGGTAGATTTTTTGGACAAGATCATACCACAGTATTACACTCATTAAAAATGAAACATAACAAACAAAGATTTTGGGGAACAGAGCAAACGATATGGCAAGAGTACCAAGAACTAAAGTCAATGCTATAGGCATTAACTGGTATTTAAAATATAGATTAAAGATTGAAGACCTAGAACATAAGCTAGATGATATGCGTTTGTATGTTAGGCAGCTAGAAAGAAAAATTAAAAAACTTACTTCTTCTTCTTAGGAAAACCCATCAGCATATTTTTGTAAGCCTTCTCAGAGATTGTAGATTTCTT